CCTTCTTATAGGTATCTGGAGATTCCAGTGAAGTCTTGATAGCAAGCGCCATCAACTCACTGGGTTTGAGTTTACGTAGGCGTGTCATTGTTTGTCGTGAGCCAACTTCTTGAGAGCATCTACAAGGAACGAGGCCTTGCATTGATGATAGACGCCATCCTTGAGGAAGGCGAGGTGCTGCATGAGGTCTTCAGGACTTTTGAAGTCGTTGACGTCAAGCCAGCCATACTCGAAACAAGCCTCAGTCTTGTTCTCCTTGTATTCTCGAAGAGCGTTCTGAGCCTGGACCCAGTTCTGCTCGTAGAGATGTTGAGACCCAGCATTCAGGTAGATGTTGCCTAGGCTCAACTTGTTAGGATCATCTGCATATACTGCACGACCATCCTCGTCACGATATAGATGACGCATATACAGGAGCATATACGTAGTAATCATCGTGAAGTTAAAGATGTCATAGGGCCACCCAAGCCAAGCATCTGAAGAACGCATGGTGAGTATGCAGTGAAGCTTACTGTTACGGATAAGCCACTGGACATTCAACGAGCAAGGAACGTCTTTAGAACGGATAGGACGCTCACGCCATATGTTGATCACCGCCTGACGAGTTCCGAAATCTCCAAGCAGGGTGATAGCAGCCCAATAGAACTGGTCCATGATCTTAGGACCGTAGGCACCCTGGAAAGTGAGTCGGTCGTCAGAGAACAGGGAGATGGTCTTACTGTAAGGAGCTATGGTCTTGACTCTGTTGTCACCAGACAGAATCCAGTGAGCCTCAGCAGCCAGAAACTTGTAACCAAGCTTGCGACTCAGAAGACTCAGGACAGGCTGGCGCATGTCAACACAGGTCTGACTAGCCAGGATTTCAAGCGTAGGCTTGTGACGGGGACTTACAGGTTGACCCTCATCGAGAATACGCTGAACGAGTGCGACCCAGGATTTGTTAGCTGATTGCATTAGGCGAGAAGGTAGCTGATGAAGTGGTTGAGTTCGTTGCTGGTCTTGGCATGCTGGGTGAAGTCATACAAGACTACATCCTTGCGCTTCGACATAGCCAGATACAGGGACTTATATCTCTGATAAACTTGACGAAAGAAGCCGTCATCGTAAGGATGATCTGGGTCCACGTTCGCGGCATGGAGTTCTAGGCATTTGTCAGTGAGACAGAAGACATACATGCCTCCAAGAGAGCGCACGATCTCGTCCATCTTCTTGCCGTAGCCTTCAGCGTAACCCTCTTCGTTGGTGAAGAAAGAGTCAATGCCACCAGAGTTGTTGTAGCAGAGGTGCGACGGCCAGTGACGATCGACAACCACATTGTGGCCGAACTCAAGATTCTTCTTGATGTCCGCCAACATAGACTCGTGGAAGCGAGCGTATTGAACAATCGTGGCACTAGAGCCTAGATGTGTGCCATGGAAATACACAAAGCCGAGCTCCATGAGTTGCTCTGCCAGCGTGGTTTTGCCGGAACAATCTGGACCTTCGAGGATGATGAGTTTGCCAGACATAGGAGTGTAATTAAACGAATTTGTGGAGTTGGGGCTTGACGTAGGTTTCGCCCTTGTGAACAGTGTAACCATGCTTGCCTTCGCCTTTCGGAACAAGAGACTTGCTCATGTTGCTGTTGTGAACTTCTTCCCAGACTTTGTTGAAGTCAACACCCATCAGGTAGAGGGTTCCGACAGCAACATAAACGAGGTCAACCAGACCATCGACTTGTTCGATGATCTTGCCTTCCTTAGCAGCAGTCAGGTATTCTTCAAGCTCCTCCTTGAGAAACTTGGACCTGAAAGCCTGAAGGTCAGGCGGCAAGGTTCGAGCATTGTCCTTATAGGTCTGTGCAAACTTCGTGTGGAAGTCAACAATGTCCTGTGAGATGTTAGGGTGACTGCGCACACCTTTAAAGCCTTCTTCAAGGGCTTTAACTTGCAGCGCAAGCATCTTGATGTTGACACCCTCTGGACTCATACCCTGAGTCTGGTCGAGAAGTTTTAGAGCTTCCTCGTAAGCTGAACTTTGTTTAATCATTGTCGTATTCGTAACGATCGAGTTGGGATTCGGTTATCTGATCTTGGCGATGGTCTGCAATCTTATCCAGGATTTTGTCGTGGTTCTTATCGCAGAAAATGTTGGCTGCCTTCAGCTTGGAAGATGCAAGAACCTTGGCTGCTTCGACCATAGGAGCGTCGCTAGGGATAGCAACGGTGCTAGGTTTATTGATCAGAGCATCCATCTTGCTGAGAATGGGATGCATCTTCTCATTGAAGTTGATGTCTCCAATGTGGTAGTCAGGCGAGTCTCCAGGGTCAGAGTCTTCTGGAAGACCACCCATGCGAGCAGGCGTCCCATAAGAATCAATGACGATCTCGATGTCCAGATAGAACACTTCGCCGTCGACTTCGACCTCTTCTTCAGTGAATTCGATTGAGTTGCTCACTTGGTAAGGAACACAGCCAGTTGATCACGAAGCATCTTGAACGTCAGGTCAAGATTTCCTGCCATGTAGGCTCTGCTGTTCCACTTTTGCGGCCATAGGAAACATGCACCGCCATTGCGGTGGAAGGCCGAGATGTTTTCGTCACAGTCATCAATCAGGAAAGTGCTTCCATTGGCCATGAGGTGCTTGTGCTTGCCAAGCATCACGTTGCCCTTCTTGATGGGAGTGTGGCGGTAAAGCCACTCAACCTTCTGAGAGTGAGCAAGAGGGTGGAACCCTGGAGACGAGCTAATGACGATGTCAACAGGAATCTGAGCGTTGTCAGCCTCCCATGTCCGACCAACGTAGCTAAGACCCTGGAGCTCTTTAAAGAGAGGAGCAAGCCAAGGGTAGGGACGAAGGTTGAGCCAGAATGCTCTCTCCTCAGTGCATCGGTTGATCTCGTTCCACATCTCGCTTGCCGAGATGGTTCGATCAAGCAGGCTGCTGATGTTCTTCTCAATGGCGTATTCCCAGGGAGCAGGGATGGTGCACTGAGCAAGGTTAACGTTATACAAATCGCAGACTCCTTGATGGAAGTCAGCGAGAACTCCGTCCATGTCTAACAGTATGGTCTTGTGTTTCATAGGCTGGATTAAAGCATAAAGGTGCACTGATCAAGTTCCCAGACACCGTCTTCGACGTTGAACTTCACAAGCTTCTCTTCCTTCAATTTGAAGAGAATGCTACGCACGTATTCATCGTTTGCCGTGGAGTATTGGCGAAGGTGGCGTAGGGTAGTGGAGAGCGATTTAAACGAGAGAGGCTGGTTATAAAGCATGAACAGGATGCCTTCCCTGACGCCTTGCGCGAAGTCTTTCTGAGCGACTGAAGCGCCTTTTCGACGCTCCTCTAATTCAGAACGATCGAACTCGGCTATGTCACACAGGATTCGCTCAGACAGCTTCTTGTCTAGGACTTCCATCTGTCTGGCATAGGTGCGCATGGCACACCTTGAAGCGTTGCGAATCTGTTCGTTGGGGGAGTGGATATCAAACTTGATACCCCACGGCATGATAGAGAGCTCGGTTTTCTGAGCCTTCGTGTTTTGGTTCTGTGTCTGGGGACGACCAGACTTCTGTTGTAGCAGCATTGTTAGGACGGGTTGACTGGACGGATTGACTGGACGGAAAATCAATTCTCAGTAAAGGGCATCAGGGGCGATTGGCGCAACATCGCAATCTCTAGCGTCTCGAAAGCCGAGAAAAACTGGGTGGCGAGGTGCGACCTTAATTCCGAAATTTTGGAACTTGTATTTAACGAGGCGTCCCACGAGAGATTCACGCTCAGACCAATAGGTCTGTCTTTGTAAATCAGTGAAACCTGAGCCGACGTTAAATTCGACCCCATCACTGCGGCGGACACGTAGTGCTCCAAGGATACCTGCTGGCACTTTGTTTGCAGCATGGTCTGACCGCTCCGAAAGACCAAGAGCGTTAGTGGTGCTCTCATTAAGATTTCGGAATAACTCTTCGTATCCAACACACACAGCTTCTTCATCGGTGAATCGCTTGAGTTTCAGAAGCCAAGCCTGCTTCTCGGTCGATCGACCGAACTTGTAAGGACCATCGAAGGAGCGAATCATGACTCCCTCGAACTTCATCTCTAGGCAAGCACGCTCATAAGAGAGCAGTTCAGTGACGTTCTTGATCACCACTGGATACAGTGGCTTGATGTGAGGGTGCTGATCGAGTTTCAGGTCAATCAGTTGCTGAACTCGCTCGAAGTGAGTCAGTCCAGGAGCAATGATGTCAAAGACATGAAAGACGAAGTTGGGCTGACCATCCTCTGACATGATTGCAGAGGAAGCATTCTGGAAGGTCTCGCCTACGATCAGTTCGCCATCGAGGTTGGGCAGACCCAAATCCCCAATGATCTGACGTATGAAGTTGTTGGGTATAGGCTTGAGGTTTCGCGAGAGAACTTGGACCTTGTTAGGGTTCTTAGGGTCGATGAAGTCCTGGTCCAGTGTTACACACCGGATGCCGTCGATTTTAGGTGTGCAGAGAACAGGGAACTGTAGCGTCTCTGCATCTCGGCAGAGTGCCGCAAGCATGGGGCGAAAACCCTCATGCCGCTTAATCTTAGTCTCTTTCAAGACCTTGTCAAAGGAAGAAGAATCCATATGCGATGCAGGTGAAGAGGATGATTTCAAGAAGCCAGACGATTGCCCAGATAACAGAGTAGTCACGCCACTTAATCACGAACCACAGTGTCCATACTGGTATCAACGCGAGCGCAAGTAAAGAACGAATTAGCTTCAGCGCGCTGATCCGACGGCAACGGTATGTGGCTATAGTGTTTGTCGTGAGCAAGAAACGCCTCATCCGCGGTTCTCCAGTTTCCATAAGAGTTGTTGTGTGCATCTTTGATAGTGTAGCCTCCATCGGGATGGAAGCAGATTCCTGGGCCATTTTGCTCGAACTCCTGACAGAATTCTGAAGGAGTCAGAATACGGACGCAACCCTGATAAAGCAGGCGACGACGAGCATTCGTGATCAGTATCTGCATGTCCTGCTTGCTGACAATGTTGCGGCAAGCAAGAGCAGTAAGTTCAAAGCGGTTGATAGGTCCATGCTCCTTGACTAGTTCGAGAAGCTGGGAGTCGTAACGCTCCTGCAATCTCTCAAGTGGTTCCTTTACGTAGAGCCAAATGGACCGATTCACCTGGCTCCAGCGTAGGCTGAAGCCAGGGATGGGTTGTTCAGATGTCGCGATCATACTAGAATTATAGCGGAGTCTATTAGGTTCAGTCAATTACAACTCTGAACGAACATGTGAAAAATATTTGTGCACGATGCGCAAATATGTGAATCAAAAGCGACGAGGCTTGGGTCTAACCGACACATGAACCTTCGTCGCCTGAGGAGCTACTTCTTGAACCTTCATCAGCGCAAGCTGTTGGGCTTTCCACTTTGCAAGCAGGTGATCATACTCAGGAAGCTTGTTCGCTGAGACAATGTCATTCATCTTCTTGTAAACGTCCAGAGGGAGTAGCTCCAGCATCTGAAGGCTCTCAAGCACATATCGACTCACGACTTGATGGTGAGCCACATACTTGAGATGCTCAGACACGCGAAGGAGGTGCAAAAGCACCTCGTCTTCAGTCATTTTCGTCGTCGGCATCATCGTCGTCATCCTCCTCGTTGTCAGAATCATCGTCCTCTTCTTCGCCAAGAGTTGCATCCTGCTCTAGCTCCTCACGGAACTTTGCCAGTTCTTCCTTAGTAGGCTTCTTCTTGGCCTTGCGCTCTGCCTTCTTTTGCTCCTCTGCTTCCTCACGCTCCTTGGCTGAGGGGACGAGGTCGACAATGAGTTCAAGAGGCGTGATTTCCAGGGAGTAAGTCTGATGTGTCTCCATCTTTGACTCACTTGGCAGTTTCTCCTCTTTTTGGAGCTTCAAGATAGCGTCACGCCATGCAGTGCGCAAGAGCACACCTTTGACGTAGTGCATCTCGAAGTTCGAGTGAATGAGCTTCTTGCCGCCGGCTTCAACGGCCAGCTTGACTTGGAATTTTTTAATTTTGACGTTGCGGATCATGTTAGAGTCCTCCTTGAAGGTCTTCTTCAGTGGGATTGAGGTGAGTGTCAGGGTTCAGTTCTTCTTCAAACGCTGCGCCGACGATCGGCTCTTCCACATTGGGAATGCAGAGAGGATACGTGGTGCGCGTGCCTTGATACTGGAAGTTGTCTTCATCAGTATTCTTGCCGTTGCTGTTGAGTTCCTGGACGATCAGGTCAGACATACGCTCTGCTGCCTTGCGGCAAGCCTCAGCGTCTTCAGCAACGAAATCAATCATTACGCGGTAGTTGTTCATGTTATTTGCTCTCCTTCTTGCCAGTTAACCAGTGAGACATCCGATTACCAGAGTCTACTGCAATACAGTGACGAACAAATTCGGAGCGACCTTGGAGCTTCGACACACGACGGTCAGACTTCGTGCCGATAGGCTTCTTGCGACGCTTCTTGTTGGAAGCATTGGGCTTATGGTCGAAGGCAAACCGCTCCATGGACTTTCGGGAAATGTTCTGCATAGCTGTTTAAAAGTGTTGAAGTTTTGATAAGGCACTAAGAAAACCCTGGGCGGTGAAACCCAGGGTTCTCAGTGACGTTGATTGCTGATTAGGCGTTCAGCTTGGCCACGATCTCGGCCTTCTGCTCCTCAGAGAGCTCGCTCACGCGGTCAGACTTGAAGAACGCGAGGATGGTCTCGATCTTGACCTTCGAGGCAGAGAAGCCAAGGCCACCGCCGCCGGTAGCAGACTTCTTGTAGCCGAAGGTGCCTTCCGGATAAACCAGTTCGCCCTTCTCGTCGGTCTTCTTCTCCAGGAACTGCTTGCGAGCCTGGATTTTCTTGATCTCCTCGGAGTGCCAGTCTTCAGCGGAGGTGTCAGTGAGACGAGCCTCAGCCAGAGCCTCAGCAATCTCACGGGTCGTGTGAACGAAGTTGCCGTCCTCGTCCTTCTCCTGAAGCATGCGGTCGATGACCTCGAAACGCTGCTTGCGCTCGCTCACGACTTCCTTGCTCTTCTCCTTGAGCTGGTCCTTCAGCGCCTTCAGCTGAGCCGAAGAGAGCTTGGTGAGGTCGATCACCGGAACCTGAGGCTTGGTGTCCTCAGCGGAATCGGTAGCCTCAGCAGCAGGCGTCTCGTTGTTGGGTTCAGCGACAGCGACGTTGCTGGTCTCGTTGAGGTCAGAAGGAGCGGACTCCTTGTTCTTCTTGGTCTTGTTGGACTTAGCCATGATGGTATGGTGGATTCGTTGTTGAGTCGGATTTGTTGAACTGAAGGTAGTCAACCTATCCTGGTCCATAGCGTTGACCCTCGACCGCGCCGGAGTCAACACCCAAAACGCACAAAATTGCACTGAATATCATAAAAGTTTTGGTCGTAGCATGGACCAGAGTGTGAAGTTTGAGCTATTATTTTCCAGTGGTGTCTCTGTATGTGGAAGAGCGCCGTGTTCTGGGTCGTGTCTCATGGCTCGCCTGAACAAACGTGGAACACAACATCGTTATGAGTTGACCTGTTCCAGAATTTTGTTTTAAACAGGTGAATTGTGATTTCGTTTAAACAGGTTTTGAACGGTCGAAAATAGGGTCGTGGTGCGTGTAACGTGTAACATTGAACGCGTAACTGGGACGTTTTGTCTCACTCCGAGTTCGTGAACGTGCCCTGAACGGAGGGGTTGAATGGTCTTGTGGGATGTAAAATGCTGAATTGATTGGTCTTGAATGGATCATGTGCCATGTGACGGCGTAGGCGTTGGGCGAAGTTGGTTTTTGAAGACAATTTTTTGAAAATGTTACTCATTGCTTTTTTCCTTAGGCGGTGATTTATTCGTGATTTCTTTTAAAGCTTCGATTACCAACGACTTACGTATAAAGGGGTCAGGGGTCTAGTCATTTCTTTTATCTGTAAGATTTCCAAGGGTTTGCGTCAAACCTTAGGATTACAGAACTGGTTAACTGGCAAGAAGTTGTGCGTTTAAAAATTTCACGTTCGGAAAAAGTCAATCACGCCAAACAGCGGATCGTGAGTGCCTCAAAAATTTCTGCAAAAATGACCCTTTTCGGTGATTTCCGAAATCGTTTAAAACTGTAAACCCTAGCGGCCCTTAGAAATAAAAGAAATGAGCACCGAACGAAGGTTTTTACCCAAACCTTTGCAAATCTTACCTTTAAAAGAAATCACCGGAAATTACCCCCCTTAAGGGAAAATTCAATCACCACGGAAGCTGTTGACAGTCAACGAGTTTTGAGGCGTTTAAAACTCGTTCGTATCCAGTTTTTGGATACACGTATCCAGTTTTTGGATACGAAAATTGTGTTCATGACGCAAATGTCCTGATTCCTAGGGTGCTCGCGTCAACGAGGTGCGGTTTATTACCTCGTCCTTGTTCCCTCCCATTCACGGTTCGTATTCCAGGTTCAACCCACCTCGCGCCTTAGTCCCTAATGCCATGTTTCACGATCCATGGGACTCTCGAACGCGCCGCCATAGGGCGGCGCGTGCTGTTAGGTCAGTTACTGGAATCAACCGCCCCAGTTTCAGCTGATTTTTGAGCCTAGGTCCAACCATGGACCGACCCGCAAAACCGCGTTAAAACCGTGTTTAAAGGCCACAAAATCGTGCCTCGCGAGCCGGAAACCCTACTCCCCGACTCCAGGACACGAGAAAGCCCCGGAACCCTATGGGTTGCCGGGGCTTGATGCCTGAGACTAGAAACCTTACTTCTTGGCTAGAGTCTTGACGATGTCGCCGAATTGACCCTTGAGGCTGGTGATGATGTGCCCGACATCCTCAGCGGTCAACGCGTTGACGTTCTCAGGGTTCGCGAACCAAGCCACGACGTTCTCAGGCTTGTATTGGCGCGGCTGCAATGCCGTAGCAGTAGCCTTGTAGCCGAACGTGCCTTCAGCATGGACCAGGTTGCCGGTCTCATCGGTCTCCTTCTCCAGCTTCTGCTTGAATGCCTGTATCTTCTTCAGGACGGAATCGCGCTGCTTCTGGTCCGTAGTGGTGGTAGGGTCAAGCGACTCCAGACCGTCACGGAACAGCAGGGACCATATATCAGCCGTCGTGTTGCGGAACGCCCCAGCCTCATCCTTGTCCATAAGCATCTGCTTGACCGTGTCCGCCCACAACTTGCGGGAATCGCGCTTCTGCTTGGACAACTGATCGAGTTGCGCCTTGAGCGCAGCCAACTGAGCCTTGTCCAACTTGGTGATGTCAACGTTCATGTAATGTGCCGGTCAGTCTCAGCAGAGGCGCGACGTCGTGTCGTGTTGCTCTGTCTTCTCTGATCGTGCCACCATCTTCGCTCATTCCGTGTCGCGTGTCAAGCCTGAACCCTGCTCCTACTAGGCAGGCAACGAGTTGCGTGAGTCTTGAGCCATGCGTCCTGGAGCGTAGCGACCACGTAGCGTGTGCCGCGAACCTAGGCGCATGGCTCATGCGTCCTGGATTAAAGAATTCTTGTGCCTCGAAGGGTGGGGCCAGAGGGGAAGTTGCGGGACTCCAGTGTTATGATACACGATCGCTCACATTGCAGAAACCATTTTCCAAGCTTCACATTCCAACTCCACATCAACCCAGAATCATGGCACAAGCAACATTCGTTCCATTTCCCGCTTGACATCCTCCATGTTTTGAATCAACCACAATTCATGTCACAGGCTCCAGCTACGCGAAGAGGCTTGCTTACGCAGCGAGAACGAGATGTAAGCATGGCAGTTGCTGCTTGCGAAGAGAAGAACTACAACCCGTTTGCAGAGCTAATTGAACTGGCTCAAGAAACACAGGAGGTAGAAGTCAAAGGCAAACTAGTCAAGATTCACACAGCCTCCGTTACTGAGCGAATCAAGATTGCCTGCGAGATTGCTCAATACATCGATTCGAAAAAGAAGAACGTTGAGCCTGAGGGAACGAACAAAGGCGGCAACACTTTCAATATTACGATCAACAGGTTTCAACCTGCTGGCTCAAAAGAACTGAAGCCTGCTGAAGAAATCAAAGAAGCAGAAGTGGTCGTCAGAACGGTCTTACCAGATGGAAATAACGCTACCGTATAATTACGTTCCTCGCGACTACCAACTTCCTCTCTGGAACTATTTTCAGGGAGGCGGTAGACGTGCAGCTGTGGTCTGGCATCGACGTGCAGGTAAGGACTTGAATGCAGTCCATCTGATCAACGTCAAGGCTCATGAGCGTGTTGGAACCTACTGGCATCTGTTTCCCACGTATGCACAAGGGAAGAAGATTGCTTGGGACGGCAAGACCAAAGCTGGAGTTCCATTTAGGGCTGCATTCCCTAAAGAACTGGTAGCTGCGGTAAACAACACTGAGATGAAGATAACCCTGAAAAACGGGTCTATCTATCAGGTAGTTGGAGCAGATAAACCAGATTCACTGGTAGGTGCAAATCCTATTGGAATCGTTTACTCTGAATGGTCACTGATGAATCCCAGCATCCGTGATTTGTTGCGACCGATCTTAGCAGAGAATGGTGGCTGGGAACTGTTCATCTACACTCCTCGCGGAAACAACCACGGCAAGAAAACCATGGAACGTGCGAGGAAAGACCCTAACTGGTTTAGTCAAGTGTTGACTGTAGAAGACACGAATGCTATTCCATTGTCTGCGATTCAAGAAGACCGTGACGACGGCATGTCAGAAGAGATGATTCAACAGGAATATTACTGCTCTTTTGAAGCCCCGATTGTCGGCGCTTATTATGGTCAGCTAATGACCAAACTTGAAACAGAGAAACGAATCACTCAGGTTCCCTGGGAAGCTCGCATACCAGTTCACACAGTATGGGACTTAGGTGTTGGTGACTCTACAGCCATCTGGTTTTACCAGCAAGTGAATGATGAGATTCGCCTGATTGACTACTACACGACTTCAGGAGAAGGTTTGCCTCATTACGCTAAGAAGCTTTCTGAAAAACCTTACGCTTATGGGAGGCATTACGCTCCTCACGATATTGAGGTTAGGGAGTTGGGCACAGGACGCTCACGCCTGGAAACAGCCAGAACACTGGGTATAAAGTTTGTTGTTATTCCGAAGCAAAGCATTGAGGACGGAATCGAGGCTGTTCGAAACATTCTGCCTCGCTGTTGGTTTGATTCAGAGAAATGTGAGAACGGTATCGAAGCTCTGAAGCAATACCACAAAGAGTGGGACGACACGAACAAAGTGTTTAAGGACACTCCCTGTCACGATTGGTCTTCTCACGGCGCGGATGCGTTTAGATACCTGGCACTGTCGCTTAAAGACTCGCACCGAAAGAAGAACAACGGTCTTCCGGCTAAAGCTGAAAGCGACTATAACATGCTCAGCTATTGAACATCTGGCTACAGGCATACAAGCTGTATGAAGACAACGGCTTGGATTTTCGGGCAGATTACGAATATTGTCAACTGCATGGCTACATCTTTCAGGGTCCAGACTTTCTCTTAATGGGTCATGAGGTGGAAGACGGCTGGTTTGTTAAACTGGCTATAGGTAAAAATTGCATTCCGCTGTTTTTGAGATTGATGCCCTTTGAAAAGCCCTACATCTACTTCTGTCGCGTCCATCTAGGTCGAACAGAACCTATTCGCATACCTGTTTCAAAGTTTAGGAAACTCTATGAAAACCATCGATAAGTTCGTAGGCTGGCTGTCTGGTGAGCAATTTCGCTGCTACTTTGGAGGTGGCGGTGGTTCTACTCCCAAAGTCGAACCGCCTCCGCCCGCTGCTCCTCCGCCTCCTTCCAAAGAGGTTGTTACCGTTTCCAATGACATGGCAAAACAAAATCGTCGTCGGGTAGGAGTCCAGTCCACCATTCTGGGTGGAGCTTTGGGTTCTGATCAAAACAAGAGCGTTCTGGGCGGATAATATCTCATGAAAGAAGAACTCCAGTCTTTGGTTGAAAAATTCAACAAGATGACGTCTATGCGTCATCCGTGGGAGAGCCATTGGCAGGAACTTCGAGACTTGATCCACCCCAATGCTTCCGACTTCAACCGTCGGACGTCTCAGGGTGAACGAGTTACAGAGCAGATATTTGAAGGAACTGCTCCTTGGGCTTGCGAGCAGCTTGCTGCTGGTCTGCACACGTTCTTGACTTCTCCGGTCGAGCGCTGGTTCAGCATTAACGTTGCGGGATACAACTCTGATCAAGACCCAATGGCCTTGGCTTGGTTGGAGGAAGTGGCTGATTTGATCTTTAGGGAGTATTCTCGTCCTGAGACTAACTTCCATCCTTCTGTTCACGAAGCTTACCAGGATTTGGGTTCCATTGGAACTACTCCTCTTTATCAAGATTGGGACTGGGATTCTCAGTCAATCACTTTCAAGGCTATTCCCTTGTCTGATGTGTGGATTGATGAGGATTACAAGGGCATGGTAGATACTGTGTTCCGTCGTGTCTATTGGAGCACTCGTCAGATTAAACAGTATTTCAGAAAACCTGCTGACATGCTTCCTCCCAAAATCCTTGAGGAGAAAAACGAAGACCGAAAGTGGGAAGTGATTCATGGCGTGTTCCCTCGCGCTGATCGAAACATCTTCAAGCTTGATCCGAGCAACAAGAAATTCGCTTCTGTTTGGTTTTGCAAAGAAGCAGAGTGTGTTTTTCGTCGTGCGGGATACGATACGTTCCCTTACCACGTTGCTCGTTGGCAGAAGAAAGCTGGTGAGACTTACGGTCGTTCTCCTGGTATGACTTGCTTGCCTGACATCAAGCTCATCAACCAGATGGAAAAAACGCAGATTAAGTCTGCTCAGAAGCAGGTCGATCCGCCTCTACTTGTTCCTTCCGACGGCTTCATGATGCCTATTCGGACTTCTCCGTCTTCCTTGATCTTCTTCGAGAACGGTATCGGAGACAACAACATGATCAAGCCTCTGGAGACCCGCGGTCGTTATGACATCGGAGAGGACAAGATGTCTCAGAAGCGCGATCACATCATGCGTTGCTTCTACGCTGACTGGATTGTGCGTGATCGCAAGAAGGAGCGTCAGACTGCCTTGGAGATTAGCGACGATCGAAACGAGATGCTTCAGTTGATGTCTCCTATTTTGGGACGTCTTCAGAACGAGTTCCTTGGTCCGATCATCGTTCGTTCTTACAACCTTCTTCTGAACGCAGGGAAGATTCCTCCGGCTCCTCCCCAGCTTCAAAATCGAAAGCTCGGTCTTTACTACACTTCTCCTGCGGCGAAGGCTCAGCTTTCTAGAAAGGCGCTTGGTCTGCGTCGATTCCTCCAGGACATCACGCCTCTGGCTCAGGTCGACCAATCTGTGCTGGATGCTGTTGACATGGATGCTGTTACGCAAGAACTCGCTCTCCACGACGAAGCTCCTCGTCGTGTTGTTCGTTCTCCTGAGCAGATTGCTCAGATTCGCAACGATCGATCGCAGCGTCAGCAACTCCAGGAAACCGCGCAAGCTGCGCAACCTTTGGCTTCTGCAATGAAAGACATTGCGACGGCCAAGGAAAAAGGACTTAGTCTAGGCTTATGATCAAAGATATCAAAGACATCATTCACGAAAAGCTCGTAGTTCGTGATGCCTACAAGAAACTTTTCGAATCCCCAGAAGGTAAGATTGTGCTTGCGCACATGATGAAAGCTGCGGGCATTCCGAAAAAGCAAGCATGCACTGACGCTCAAACTCTCCTAGTTCAAGAGGGGAAGCAGTTCATGGTTTACAACATCTTCTACATCTTGAACAAAGACCCTCAGGTCTTAGTAGAAGAAATCGAAAAACAATACAAAGAAGAATAAGATATGAATATGTTCCGATACCAGGGTCGTCTCTATGCTCCAGAGGGAGACGGTAGCTCCGGTGGAGGTGGCGGAAATGCCACTGTCCTCGGCGGTGGCAACTCGAATAGTGGTGCAGGCGGCAACTCGAATGCCGGCGCTGCTGTCAACATTCCCGACAACTGGCGTGACGCCTTGCCGGATGATCTGAAGGCTGATCCTTCCCTGAAGGATTACAAACCCGGAAAGGATGGTTTTGTCAATCTGGCTAAAACGCTCGTCAATGCTCAGAAGCTTGTCGGTCGTGAAAAGATTGCTCGTCCTGCCAAAGATGCTCCCAAAGAAGTTTGGGAAGCTTTTTACGAAGCAGGTGGTCGTCCCAAGACGGCTGGTGACTACCAGTTGAATCTTCCTGAGAACCTTAAGGGTGTTCAGCTTGACCAGAAGAAGATTGAGAAGTGGCAAGCCAAGTTTCATGAACTTGGTGTTTCTCAGTCTCAGTATGAGTCCATCCTGACCGAGTTCCTCGGTTCGACTCACGCTGAAATCACCGCCAAGAGCCAAGCTGAACAGCAAGCTCGTGAGCAAGGCATTACTGCTCTCCGCACTGAGTGGGGCGACAAGACTGACACCAAGTTCAACGTTGCGGCTTCTGTGGTTGCAAAGTTTGGTGGTGAAGAAGCTCAGAAATACTTCACAGAGTCTGGCTTGGGCAATGATCCTAAGCTGATCAAGCTGTTTGCTTCTATTGGTGAAGCAATGCTTGAAGACCGAGCCGACGGCAACGGTCTTGGTGCTCTTGTCACGGACAAAGCTCGCGCTGAGGCAGAAATCAAGAACTTGAAGCTTGACAAGAACTTCATGTCTGCTCTCACGACCCGAGGCGCTCAAGGACATAAGGAAGCTTTGGAGAAATGGACTCATCTCCACAAATTGCTTTCCGATCAAAAACCTTGATTTTTCAGTTGACTGGCCTAGGAGACTAGGCCAGTCCTCTTTTTAGGACGGGAGACCCGCAAGGGTTCGTCTGAACCGGCCTAGGCTGGCTGCCAACGACAGCATTCGTAGGAAGAGCCCGAAAGGACAACTCGACCGCTCACGTTAGGAACCAACAATACCCATACCATCGCCATGTCTCAGCAAATCGACACCGCATTGGTGAACCAGTATCGGTCGAACATTGAGGTTCAATTCCAGCAGATGAACTCCCGCCTCCGTCCTACGGTGGTTGTGGAGACTCAGAACGCGGAATACGAATACTACGACCGCATTGGTGCCACTGAAGCCCAGGATGTGCCTACCCGCCATTCTGACACCCAATACACGGATACGCCTCACACGCGTCGCCGTAATCAGACGAAGCCTAAGTTCTGGGCCGATCTCATCGACAAGCGTGATCGTCTCCGCATGCTCGCGGACCCGACTTCCGCTTACACCCAAAACGCTGTTGCGGCTCTCAATCGTTCGATTGACCGCACCATCATCACCGCGTTTGACGCGACCGCCTACGCTGGCAAGGAGGGACAGACTGCTGTTACCTTCCCTGCTGCTCAGGAGATTGCCGTCAACTACGTTGAGTCTGGTGGCGCTGCCAACAGCAACCTCACGATTGCCAAGCTGCGTCGTGCTCGATTCCTTCTCGACTCGAAGGAAGCCGTCATGGACGGTGAGCCGATGTATATTGCGGTCACTGCTGCTCAACTTCAGTCGCTCCTCCGGACGACCGAAATCACCAGCGCTGACTACAACACGGTGAAGGCTCTGGTCAAGGGTGAAATTGATACCTTCATGGGTTTCAAGTTCATCCGTCTGGAACTCCTTCCCAAGTCGGGCAACATCCGTTCGTGCTTTGCCTACCCGCGCAGCGCGATCACTCTCGGCGTCGCTGAAGACATCTTCGTCAGCGTCGACCGCCTTCCCACCAAGCACTTCTCGGTGCAGGTCTATGTCTCCCTGGACATGGGTGCGGTTCGCATGTGGGAAGAGAAAGTCGTTCGCATCCTTTGCGACGAAACCGCCTAACCTGTAACTAAACATAGGAGAACACTACAATGGCTGCTATCGTTCCTGATTACAGTTCTACCCAGGCTACCAAGCTCAAGGATGTTGCCTTCAAGCCCCTCAAGTCGAATGAACAAAACGGACGAGTCCGTTGCGCTTACTTCGACTACACGGTGCCTGCTGGCGGCATTGCTGCTGCGAAGACCATCGATCTGGTCAAGCTTCCGAAAGGTGCTCGCTACCTCAACGGCTTCCTTTACAACGACGGCGCTACTGCTAACGCAGTTCTTGACGTCGGTGTTCGTGCCGCTGACGGTTCTGACAACATCGACGGCGCTGGGACTGGTGATGATGGTGACTTCCTGGCTGCGGGAATCACCGCGTCTGCTACCACCGGCGCTTTCTTCTCTGCCTCTGCTCCGGCGCAAGTCGGATACGAGTTTCAGAAGGAACTCTGGGTGGTTGCTCAGACTCGCACTGCCGGCATTGGTGCCGGTAAGGTCATCCGCGGTTACGTTGAGTTCGTAACCGATTAACCCTCGCTCACTTCTGGGGTGAGCTAAATGGCAGGCTATTCGCTTAAGGTCTTGGGCGAGTAGCCTGCTTCTTCATTTTAGCATATGGCTTCCTCTGTCACAGAAATCGCAAACTCTGCGCTCATCAAACTCGGCGGCAAGGTCATCACTTCACTGGATGATCCTGATAAGGAAGCCAAGCTGTGTAAAGTCCGCTACGCTCCATGCCGTAGAGCAGTCCTTCGTATGCACCCCTGGAACTGTGCTATGAGGCGAATTTCACTCGCTCCGGCTGCGACTCCTCCCGAGCACACCTATGGTTTCAAGTTTCTGCTACCTGGAAACTGCCTTCGAGTGCTGCCTTACGACTCTCTTCTGGATGAAGATTTTCAGGTTGAAGGTCGATACCTTCTCTGCAACATCAACGCTGTTGATATTCGCTATATTCAGGATATCGAAGATGTAAGCCAGTTTGATGCTCTTCTTGAAGAGTGCATTGCTTGGTATCTAGCTTGGGACATCTCGTATGCTCTGACACAGAGCGAAACAGTTCGTCAGGCTGCTTGGCAAGGGTTTAGAGCCACTCTTCCGAAAGCCAAAGCCACTGACGCCCAGGAAGGTGAGAAGCAGCAAGTTGATGCTAACGAATTTCTCGAATCTCGTCTGGTGTATGCTGGACGCAAAGCTCCTAACACCTAATGCCTGAAGGATTCCCAATTCAGACAAACTTCACCGCTGGTGAAGTTTCACCTTACCTGAGAGGTCGCACAGACTTCAAGGGTTATTTCAATGGTGTTGAAACACTCAAGAATTTTGTTGTGCTTCCGCAAGGAGGCGCGATGCGTCGTTCTGGGACTCGCTTCATAGCTGAAGTCAAAGATTCGACTAAAGCTGTAATTCTTAAGCGTTTTGAGTTTTCTGCAAACGATGCCTTCATTTTGGAGTTTGGTGAGGGATACATTCGCTTTTTCAAAAACGCTGCTCCTGTTTTGTCGGGTGGAGCCCCTTACGAGATAGCTACTCCCTACACTGAGGCAAATCTCAAAGAGATGAAGTTTGCTCAGTCGGCTGACGTCTTGTATATTGCCCATAAGAGTCATCAGCCTCGAAAGCTTAGTCGTTTGGCTGACACTAACTGGACGCTTCAAACTCTTAACACAAAAGATGGTCCGTATCTTGACACCGATACGTCAGACACGACCATGTATTTGCAGAACATCACCGATCGTGCTACCGTCACAAGCACAAATAATGATTTTGTCGTTGGCGATGTGGGCAAGTTTGTTGAGTTCGTTTATGAAGGCTACTTGATTCTTGGCGAAATCAAAGCCTACGTCGACGCAAAAACGGTTACTGTAGAGCCAAAAGAGAATGTTATCTCGAATGATAGCATTGACGGGACTGCTGTGATCACCTACGCTGCGGCAAGCGGAGGTCTTCCAAACAGACTTCGTGCAACGGTGTCTATCTGGAGTGTCAAAACTCAGTATTCTTACATTAAGGTTGATACTACTTGGTATTACCTTGGTGAAAACATTGCAGCCTCTGAAGAAATTGGAGAAGTTGCTGGTCCTCCGAAGCGACCCGCTTACACAGTAGACATTATTGCGGTTTCTTCGCAACCCACAATGGTTGCCACTACTGGTAAGCTTACCTTTTCCAACAGGTTGACCACCGCAACTCTTAAAGCTTCTCAAAACACTTTCTCTAACGCAAGAGACACAGGACGTCTTATTCGTTTAAGCCTGAAGAACAACCAGGTTGCAGCTAAAATAACTGCTTACACCTCAGCTACTGAGGTAAGTGTTACTCTTGAGGGTGCTGTTCCTAAGGACGTCAACGACCCAAGCAAATATGTATCAAATGCAGAAACGCTGAATTGGAAATTCGGCGCGTGGTATGTCAACAACTGGCCATACGCCGTTTTGTTTCACGAAGGTCGACTGGTGTTCCTTGGGACTGACCTACAACCTCAGACTCTTTGGATGAGCAAGTCTCAGGATTTTGAGAATTTTGCTCCAACTGAGTCGGACTCTGGTGTTGTTGATGACAACGCGATTACTCAGACGCTCAATTCTGGAAAAATCAACAAACTGATTTGGGGCGTCACTGGTCCTGTGCTTCTTCTTGGAACTTTTGGTTCTGAGTGGCAAGTCAAAGCTGATTCTATTAACGAGGCTTTGAGTCCTACCAACTTCAATGCCAAAGAGCAGACCGCCTGGGGTTCTGAAGACATTGCTCCAGAACGAATTGGTGTAAGCGTTTTGTATGTCCAGAGAAGTGGCACTGTTGTTCGAGAGCTCGTATATTCCTACGAAATCGACTCGCACGTGTCTAACTCACTGAATCTTGTCAGTGAGCACATTTTGCGTGAATCTCTGGGAGCCACCGACATCGCTTATCAGAAAGCCCCCTATAGTCGCGTTTGGATTGCCACCAATTCTGGAAGACTGGTCTGTCTTACCTTTGAGAAAGAGCAAGAGATTGTTGCCTGGAGCAAACACGAAATTGGAGGTTCATTCGCAGGCGGCATTGCTTCTGTAGAATCAGTCGAATGTGTCCCAGACAGTTCTGCGGACAAACTCTATCTCGTAGCTAAGAGAACTATCAACGGCGCAACCAAACGCTACGTTGAAATGATGGAGAACGACTTCTGGCCTACCAGCAATCAAGACAAGAACAATATGTTCTATCTTGACTCCTACAAGGCTTACGATTTCGGAGCAGGTCCGTATTCGACTACAATCACTGGCCTTGCACACTTAGAAGGTCAAACCGTTAAAATTCTTGTTAACGGTTCTCGTCGTCCTGATGCTGTAGTCAATGCAGGTCAGATTACAATTAACGGCACTTCTGGTCAATACGTTCGTGTTGGTTTGAAGTATCAATCTCTTCTAAAGCCAATGCCGATCGAGGCAGGAAGCTTGAACGGAACTGCGCAAGGAAAGACAAAACGAATTCACAAACTTGTGTTCAGGCTTGTCAATTCTCTTGGTATGAAGTTTGGCGTTACAGAAGCTTCTGCTCGTGACGTATCTTTTCGAGAGACTTCTGGTCCTATGGATCAGTCACCGGATTTATTTACAGGTGACAAGGAAATTACGCTTGACTCGGGATACGATCTTACGGCACAGTATGTCGTAATTCAAGAGGAACCTTATCCTCTTCTTATTGCGGCAATTATGCCTCAATTGTCCACCAGCTAATGATTCTCGGAGTTCAATCTTCCGATTTAGATTCTCTTGAACTGAATCTAGGAAAATCTTTCTTTGAAGAGAAAGGTCTTCCTGGTTCGTTTAATCGTGACGTCTTCGTATCTACGTGGAAGAAACTTATCGAAGCTAATGTAGGTGCTCTTTGGGTTATTAAAGATGAGGGAAAAGTTGTTGGCGCTTTAGGAGGAACGATTTACCCAGACCCTAATGACGGAGAGTTGGTTGCTCAAGAAGCTTTTTGGTATGTTGACCACGAAAGACGTCACGGTGTTGAGCCCATTAGACTTTTTCTGAACTTTGAAGCTTGGGCAAAGACTATTGGAGCCAAGCGATTGATCATGGTTGCTCTAATCAACTCTGATGTTCGTATTGGAAAACTCTACGAGGCTCGCGGTTACAAGGCTGTTGAAACCATTTATCTGAAAAACGTATGATCGCCACTACCACAGCATTGACTATTGCTGCTGTTGCGTCAGTTGCTGGCGCAGGCATTGCTGCTTACGGAGCTATTCAGCAAGGCCAGGCAGCTAAAAAGATGGGCGATTACAATGCTAAGATTGCGGCTAACAACGCAATTATTCAGCAGAACAACGCCAAGGCAGCTCAACAGCAAGCGTCACTAGAAGCTGATCGAAAGAGGCGTATTGGTAAGATTATTGCCGGGAAACAGCGTGCCGCAGCAACAAAGTCGGGAGTAACGTTTTCTGGGTCTGTTGAAGACGTAATGATCGACTCTTCTGTGAACGTCGAGATTGATGCACTCACCGAATTGTATAAGGGAAATCTATCTTCTCAAGACTACATCAACCGTTCTGCAAGTTCTCTAGCTGAGGGAGAACTTTCTAAAATGCAAGGTCGTGCAGCTAGAACTTCTAGTTACTATTCTGCAGCTGGCTCTATTCTCAGTGGAGCAGGATCAGCAGCAGGCTATTACGGCATGAGCAAGAGCCCACAATTTGCGGGATAACAACATGGCACTACCTTCTTACAACACTCAGGAATCGGCTACAACCGGAGGCATCTCCGGTTTTACTGCGTTTGGACCAAGCCAAGGCATCAGTTTTGGTGCAGGCTTGGCTGCGCTAGGTCGTGGTGTAGCTGACGCTGGAGCAGGTGTTGCTAATTATGCTGTTGCTATTGACAGAGCAAACAGACAGCAGAAGGAACAGCAGAGCGTTAAAGAAGTCAACGAGAAATATTCTCAGCTTCGACTTGATTGGGCCAAGCGACAGAACGAATATGACGTAAACCCTCAAGAAAATCAGCTCGAACTTTCTGTCAAAGAGTATGACGACTACGTAGGAAAGATGATTGAGGGTGCGTCTTCTCCTGAAGTCGCTCAGGCTCTCAAAGAGCGTGCTGACTCCTACAAAGTAGGATTAGCTGAACGCAATCACAAACTTCAGTTTGAGACCCGAGCAATGAATTTTGCTCTGGGTTTTGATCAGATGCTCACCAACGCTGGTGATGCCATTTTCACTACTAAGTCTCAAGACGAGTTGTTTGCTCAACAAGAGCTCCTCAATACTTATATTGACGAAGCTGTTTCTACTGGTCGCATACAGAGCAAGCAAACTGTTGAAGCTCTTCGCAGTCGTGTTAAACAGCTTCCTGTGTCCTGGGCAGACACTGTCATGGGTCAAGACCCTGAGTCCGTGATTGCTGCCGTTGAAACTGACATGTTTGCTGGTGTAAAACCCGAAACACGTCAGACCATCAAGGAGCAGGCAGAGCGTGTTTTGAAGACTCGTAAAGAGGTTGACAAGCAAGCAATTGTTCAATCTTTTGAGTCTGATCGAGCCCAGCTAATGATTACTGGTGTTGGTTCTGCATTTAGCTACGATGCAGCCAAGGAAGCTTTTGGCGAGACCAAAGCTAACCAGATGAAGCGAGAGCTAGACTCTGCTGCTTCGCTTTATCGAGTTTCAAACAAACTCAATGCTGCGGATGGAGATACTATTCGCACGATCATGGAAGAGGCTCAGCCTAAGTCAAATCCAAATTCTACGACCTATGCTGAAGAGTCTGAGTATTTTCAGAACGTCAGGAAACTAGCTATCGAAGCTCAGAAAGAGAAAGAGCAGGATGCTTTCAGCTTCTTCGCTAAAGACCCGATGATCGCTTCTGTTCTCCAGGAAGCTGCGAAGAATCCCGACGACCTTCAGGCTCAGAGAAATGTTCGGGAACTTATACTCGCTCGACAGAAAGCTGACAACAGCCTTCAGCCTTGGCAATATTCTGTGATGCCTTCAAGTGAAGCCAAGGAGTTTGTTACTCAGTTCAACACCCTGCTTGCTGTCGGAAACAAAGAAGACGGAATGGGTGTTCGTGAGCGTCTGCTCCAGTTCAATGAGCAATTCAAGGATCACGTTGACATCGCTCTCAGCCAACTGAATCGTGTTCCTGGTGGAGACAAAGTCACTCCAAAGATTAACCCTTTGATGTGGCACCTGAACAATCCTTCGACGTTCCGGTTGATCGTAGACGCTGTTCGTAAGGACGATCAGGAGGTGATGAAGCGTTTCGACAAAGCTCAGAAAGAAAGTTTCTTTGACGAGATTTCTACTGACCCTAATCTTGTCAACTACACAGAGTCTGTGTTGGCCACTAACAATTCCCCTGAAGCACAGGCCCAAGTTCAGGGAGTTATGGAAAGCTACAGAGCGTTTGCTCGCGACTGGAAGTTAAATGGCGGAAAATTGAAAGATGCTTCATCTGCGTTCTTCAATACGTTTTATACGTTTGGAGAGAGCAATGGTATTACTTATTCTCGTCCTCGCGAATACAAGGATGATGCTGGTAAAGCACACATCATGTCTGACGAGCAAGCTAAGCTTTCTAACGAATGGTTGAACATCGAGATTCGAGACATAGTGATGCGTCAACGTCAGGGTTCACCAAAAGTTGATCTTGACTATTCTACTGTTGTTCCTGAGTCTAGGTTTTTCACTCCTGAGCAACTCAAGGAAGACGTAGCTGACGCTCTCGAAACTAACTCGTTTTGGGCTGCTTCTCAAGCAGAAGACGGTGTTTACTTGTATGTGAAAGGCAACCTTCCTGGAACGTCTGTTATGGTCAAAGACAAGAGCGGTAAGCCTATTTTTGTTCCATTCAACAAGACTGTTACTGGTCGCAATCGTATCGGTAAAGATTTGCTCACTGGCCAAATGAAGGTCATTGATTCTCGAACCGACGACAGCTTCTGGGATAGATTCGGTCAAGCTCTCAACGCTCTTAACGACTAATGCCTTCCTTTCGACTAGCTCCTAGGGACACTTCGTTCGATACTCCGGCGTCGTTTGACACTGGAGCGTGGGACTATTACAAGACACTGGCTTACGATGCCTTGTATAACAGTCCTGCAGGTGTTTACGGAATAGGTGGTGGTCCAGTAGGCTCTGTTCAGCGCTTCTCTGAGTTGGCTCTCGAAAAGAATTACGGCTCAGGCAAAAAGCTGACTCCTTCTGAGGCTAACCAAATGTATGGCCTCGATGGAATGCTGAACTTCGATGAAGACATTTACGAGTCTGCTGCGAAGTTAATGCGTGATCGTAAGATGGCGGAGTATCGACGCGATTATATACTCCAGAACGGTGCTACTGGTCTGATGCGTCAAGCTACTGGCATTCCTGTTAGCATCGTTTCTTCTGTTGTTGACCCTGTCAACTTTGCGTCGATGTTCATTCCGATTGTTGGTCAAAACAGACTGCTTTCGGGAGTAGCTACTGAGGGTCTGGAGCGAGGTTTAATCAGTCCTCGACAACTGGCTAAGGTTGTTGGTGCAAGCAGAACCCGCATGCGTCTTGCAACAGGCGCAATCGAAGCTGGCGTAGGTCAAGCACTGGTAGAGCCTTTGGTTTTGTTTCCTAATATTTACGAGCAGTCTGATTACGGATTCAAAGACTCCATAGAAAACGTCGGTGCAGGTGTTATTCTTGGTTCTGGTCTTCATCTGACTCTTGGTAAAATAGGAGATAAGTTTAGCGAGATTAAGAGCAATCTTGGTAAGCAACTGGACGTAGGCAATCCGTTCAGGTCCGAGACTGGTCTTTCTCGTCATGAATGGGATGGTATTGACCTGGAGACCCACTCTGATGCAATCAAGGCTGCTATTGCTGACATAGTTCAAGATTCCCCTGTTACTGGTCCTTCTGACGTAATCGAGATGAGCCGAAAGGCTATCATGGAGGAACTCAAGTGGGACATTTTAAACAGGTCTCGTGAAGATGTCGCAGCCTATCACCTTCGTCAGTCTCGTCAAGGCTACGATCTTCTTGTTGAGCAATACAAGAATCAAGGATCACGATTCTTGTGGGATCCAGAAGCTGCCAAAGCTGAAGTAAAGACACAGCTAGGCGGTCGTGAAGCTTTCCTGAAAATACGCGAAGACCTCACTGGTCAACCGTATAGGCCGATTGATTTCAACGAAGAGTCACTGGTCAAAGGTCTCGACAAAGCTTTGGGAGAAGCTCAGAAGCTTGCGGACGAGATGGAAGTTGACAATTTCTTTGATGCTGGTCTTGACGACCTTCATCCCCTTCAAGCTATCTTTAAAGACGCTGAGGGTAACAAGGGTTCAGAGTATGGCAACTTCAGAGATTTGTTCCGTGTTGCTCTTAAAAAGGGCTACGATTTGACTAATGCTGACGTTCGAGTCGGTAGCGAATCTGTTGTTTTCATCACTAAGAATCGCGTAGTCAAGTTCTCTACTCAAGACCTTTCCGCTAACGAAGTTCGTGGGCTTACTTCTGTTTCTGAGTTTAAGGCAAAGCGTGGCGGTCTATACATGTCCGCTTCTGAGCGAGTAAAAATCATCAACGAGTCTGGCCCTATTGATGAAGCTTCTGCGGGAATTGCTCAAGCTTTCAATCTTGTAGGTAAGCAGTTAGGTCTTACTTTTGAAGATGCTTACGCCTACAACGTAGGCATCAATGAACGTGGAGACATCCTTCTGGTTGACACCGGCAAGATTTTTAAAACCAAGAAAGAAGTTCCAAAGACTCGGCTCGACAAGATTCGCGCAGCTAAGGAACGCACGGCTCTGTCTGCGGAGAACCGCCAAATCCTTGCCAAGCTGGAGCAGCAACTCAAGGACAACAATCCTCAAATTACCAAAGAGATGATCGACGCTGAATACGAGCGTCGCCTCAAAAATCTAATTGAGAAGAAACGTCGTCAGTATAAATCTGAGCAGAAAATTCTTGACAACCAAGACCGAATCCCTGAAGCTCGCGAAACGATTTGGCTTGGACAGGAAGTCAAGAAGGAAGTTACTCCTATCGAGCCTCAGACCCCAGATAAAATCAAGGAAGATGTCTCATCCGTAAAGGAGCAGAGCGTTAAGGTTGAAAACGATCTTCGCAAGCCCCAGATGGAAGCTGACCCTAAAAAGGCTGAAGCTGGAGAAAATTACGGAGACTTCACCCCTGAAGAACTCAAAATTATCGAGGCTGCTGACGAGCAAGTCAAAAAGGCTCAAGTGATGAAGAAGTCTATTGAAAACGGAATCCGCTGCATTAGCGGTAAAGCTCTCTAATGAAAGTCAATTTCTCAGAATGCCGCAACGCAATCCTAGCGATTGCTAAAGACCAATTGTCAGAATCAGAAGCTGACGACTTGGTCAAGGCGGTTGAGCAGCGTCTGAAAAACATCCCAGAAGAATCGCTGATTGATGTTGAAGCGAAGATTGCTGAGATAGGTTCTGAACTTGCTGAAGAGATCGACAAATTTGCACAAATCGAAAAACGCAATGCTCTGCTCACTGTGAGAGCTATGCGTCGTATGGAGAAGCATGCCAAGACGTTTGGTTCTCCGTATGAAGGTTTGCTGGGTTTTCTGGAAGATTCCCGTCGCAGAATCGAGGGTGCCGGTCGTGGCGTCAATGCTGTGATCGACGGATGGAAAGCCAAGTATCAAGGAGAGCTAAAAGCTCGACTGATCGAAGCTGGAGTCTTTGATGATTTTCGCAAAGATACTCTTGAGAAAGAAGTGTTTATGGAGTTTTACGCTCCTGGCTCTTCTGGCTCTAAGAAGGCTGCTAAGATTCGTGATATCATGTTTTCGCTTAAGCAAGACATGGTTGACAAACAGAATCTTCATGGGTCGTTCATCAACTTTCTTCCTGAACACGTCAAGCGCCAAAGCTACAGCCCTAACCTGATCAAGCGCAAGTTTGGTCCTGAGCGTTTCAACAAGACACTTAACCTCAACAGGTTCTTGAGTCCTGAAGAATACGACGAAACTTTCAAGCGTTGGAAGGATTTCATCAAACCTCTTCTTGATTCAGAACTCACGTTCAAAGACAGCGACCCAGACAAGTTTCTTCGTGGTGTATTTGACGGAATCATGTCCGGCAAACACGGTTCAATTGAAAAGGCTAGTGGTGCTGAAGTCAATGCGAAGTTTTTTCGCGCTGGAGCGTTAGCCAAAAAGGCTTCTACTCAGCGTCTGATGCACTTTAGAGATGGACCTTCTGCTTATGCAGCCCATAAGATGTTCTCTGCTGATCCATTGTCTCATGGCTTTCTGTCTGAAATTGAGCATGCTTCGACCAATCTTGGTCTGATGCAAATGATGGGACCAAATCCAGAGAAAGCTTTGAACGAAGTTGTTAGCAAACTGGAATACGAATACTCTAGGTCTGGGGAAGAGAAGAAGCTTAAAGAACTTCAAGAAAACAAGAGCAAGCTGTTTACTGCGTTGAAGTTCCTGGATGGGGAGGCTCGTGTTCCAGAAAGCCCCACCCTACATACCGCGGTATCAACTGTTAGCTCTGTCATATCTCAGGCAAAGCTGGGCCAGATTTTGCTGTTTGCTCTTCCTGACCGCGTGCTCCTGCAAAGCACTCTCACTCGAAACGGAATCAAGAGCATGGAAGCTTTTGGCGCTGCAATTAAGCTGACTCGCCCAGCTAACGAAGCTGATCGTCTTCGACTCATGGCTCTTGGCTCAGAAGTCAAGTCTTTGATTTCTGCTGTCAACGGTCGATTCACAACTGGAGCAGAAGGCAAGATTCCCTCTGCTCTGCACAAGTCTCAAAAATATTTCTTTGATTTTGCTGGTATCAACTACATGGATGATATTGGCACAGCAGCTATACTTGGAGTTCTGCCTCGTCATGCAGGAAATCTGAGCGGTCAGACTTTTGACAAACTGATGCCAGAATTTCGTAACTTGCTTAGCAATTATGGATTCACCGCTAAAGAGTGGGAAGCTATTCGTAAAACTTCATATGGTGTGGACTCCGCAGGTAAGGTAGTCGATCACAAAGGCAATCCCAAAGAAACCCTAGATAACTGGATTACGCCTGATCGTTTTAATCTCATCCCAGAAAATGAGCTAGACTCTCTGCTAGAGGCAGACGGTTTAAAACCCTCAGAAAACAACAGGAAACGCAAACTCACTGAGTTGGAATCTAAATATCGTTCTTGGCTTATTGCTCAGCGCGATGAAGGCGTGCTGATGCCTGGGTCTAAAGAACACAGACTTGCCGCTTTTGGCACTCAGGCTGGAACAGGAATCGGGTCTCTTACTCGAATGCTGATGTTGTTCAAAAGCTTTCCTATTACGATGTATACCAAGATACTTCGTCGAGAAATGCAGGGTAATGGAGCACAAAGTTTCATGGACTGGGTTAGGATGGAAAAGAACAGCAATTACCACACTGTCCAACTGGTAGCCATGATGACAGTTGCCGGGTATGTGAGTCTGACGATTTCTGACTTGCTTGGCGGCAAAGAACCTCGTAAGTTCACTAACGATCGAGGGGAGATTGATGAAGTGGCAGGCATCAAGCTTCTTCGTGATTCTTTCTTACGTGGAGGTGCCGGTAGTATTTACGCAGATTTGCTTCTTCGTGAGTATGACAACTCTTACAACACAGTCGCTCGCGCTGTTGGTGGTCCAGTTCTAGGGGAGCTAGAAAAGGCTGCGTCTCTTGGCGTTGACGCTTACCAGGGAGAGTTGAAATCAGGCGACGCTGCGCAGTTCATAAAAGGCAACACACCTTGGATTAACTTGTTCTACATCAAGCCTGCTCTTGATCACTTGTTGTTCAACAACATCCAGGAAATGTTAGACCCTGGAACTCTTCGTAGGATGGAGATGGAGCAGCGACGCAAAGGGACTGAATATTGGATGCCTCCCTCTGAAGTTAACGCTAACCTTCCAGACGAAATCAATCTTAAGAATTAAAATCATGGTCTCTAGCCAAAACACAATCATTGCGCATCTCGCGAACGGTTCGGCAACGACGTTTGCTTTTGATTTTCTCGTTCAACGTTCGACTGATCTTCAAGTTGTCTTGCTGAATGCTGATGCTTCAGAAGCTACTCCAATCAGCTACTCTGTGACGGGTCTAGGACTCAACACTGGCGGAACGATCACGTTTGTTGGTGCTCCTGCTAATGGTCTCACAGTTGTTATCTACCGTAAATCTTTCAAAGACCAAGAAAAGGATTACGTTCCGAACGATGATTTTCCGGCTGAGACGCATGAGACTGCTTTGGACAGAAGCATTCTTCTTCATCAGGAAAACCAGCGAGACATTGGAACAGCGCTTCGTTTTCCTGTAGCTGAGAACGTTCAACTTGCTCCTCTTACCAAAGCTCTACGAGCTAATAAGATGATCGAGTTTGACGCTAACGGAAATCTTACTCTTATTTCCAAACAATCTATTATTGACGCGGCTTCCGCTGCTTCTTCGGGATTTGCGCAAGCTGCTGCAAATTCTGCGCAACAAGCTTCTGATTCTCAGGCTGCTGCTAGCCAAAGTGCAGAACAGGCGGCTCAATCTTTAGCTGATATTGGGAATGCTCTTTCAGAGGCTGAAGCTTCAGCAATTGCTGCTGCTGCGGCTGCGGCTGCGGCGGCTTCCTATCAAGCAAAAATTGAAGTCGCAACCATCTCGGCTCTTAAAGCGTTGTCTGTTGCTTCTTTTAATGACGGTGATGTTGCTGTTGTTCGAGGTCACGGAGTTGCTAATGACGGTGGTGGTGGAATGTTTTATCGTGTAGCAGCCAGTGCAGTTACAGACGATAACGGTCTTGTGATTGCTCCCAATGCTGGAGCAGGTCGTTGGCACAGACTTGTTGATGGAAACGCAATTTCCGTCCGGTGGTTTGGTGCGCGTGGCAACGGCGTCACCGATGATCGCCCGGCGTTCCTCGCCGCCTTCACGGCGGCGGTCACGTCCGGTTTCACCGTGCGCGTCCCAGCTGGCACCTACTTCATTTCATCCATTATGAACATGGACGCCGTGACGTTCACGCACCCGCTGCGCGTCTTTGGAGAGGGTCCGGGCAGCGTCATCCTCGGGAAGGGTCTGATTCGAGTGCGCAAAGACAGCGCGGGCGCCTTCAAAACCCTTGCGGCGGACGTGGCGGCTAACTCGCGCACCATTCAGCTCACGGACAACACAGGCGTCGCCGCCGGGCACCTGCTTTATTTTCGCACAAGCAATCAGGCCAACTCAGCGAACTTGGTCTACGATCAGCTTGTGCAGGTGCGCGCCGTCAACGGCGACGGCACCCTGACAATCACGCCCGTCAAGTTTCCGTTCCCTGTGTCCCTGGCATTCTCGGCGCACACGATTGTTACAACGGTGACGCATTTCCCGGTAGCGACAGACCTGCACTTTGAGCGAATTACATTCCGGTCAATCCTGACGAATGCAATGGATAGTAACGCGAACGTCTTCCAGTGGATTGACCAATTCGTGGGACGCCTTAGCATCATTGACTGCGGGCACACCGCCACTCTTGAGGCGCGCGATGTCTCGACGGATGGTATGTATTATCTCCCCGGTATCTGCATCGCACGCCAAGTCATGGGGGTCCGGATTCACGGCGGGTTTTATGAAACCACCGGATACACCTTCTGGTTTCAGTGGAGCGGGAACGCTATCGTCAGCAATGTCGTCCTGCGCAATCAACGGCACGCCTTTACCACGAACAACGCGCATGATGTTATCGTGACGGACATCATATCGCAGGGCGGCGGAGTGCTCGATTCGCACGGGTCTTGGGACGTGCGCGCATCCAATATCAAGAGCACGGGCACCCCGAACCTAAACAATATCCGAAGCAACGGCTCAGTCGTCTTAAAGGACTCCGATTTGGATGGAGACGTTACCTTAAGCGGTGGAGCATCATCTGGCTATCTGTGGGATGCGTTCGTTGCGAACGCAGCGGATTACGCTTGGTTTGAAACCAACATCCGCAATCGCGCTTATGCTCACGTTGAAAACTGTGTAATTCAGGGACAACTGAACGCTTCGGCCCCGGTGTCGGAATATCGGCTCCGGGATTTGCGGGTGGGGTCGGTCGGGACATTGGAAAACGTGGTGAACGGGACAACGCGGGCCGTTGCTGCCGTCTATTGGGAAAACATTCGGAGTCTGGACGGGCAGATTTTGCTCTATTCGGCCAGCCTTTCCCGTGGTGTTTCCCGCAATATCAACGCGGGGAACCCGATGAACCATGCACGGGTCTGGTTCGTTCCTGCGGCGTCCGCTGCGTCGGGACGCGATACGTTCATTGCCCTGATCGGAACGCAGGCCATGAACTGCGGCAAAACCCTGATGCCCTTCATCGCAGACTTTGCGCAACTGGGCCGCTATGTCGTCGGAGCAGGCGTAACCAAGCAAATCACGGTTTGCTTCATGTTCGCCGGGGCTGGTAACGCTTGGCCAGCCATCGGAGGTTCCAACGACAAGGTAAGCACGGATGCAGCGTTTCAGGCGGGGGTTTATTCGCAGGAAAATATCGAGATGCACCTGAATGCGTTCGGGGCCATTTTTCACGCGAACAGCACAACGATTGCCGGTCACAATTTCCGGGACACGGCGGACCTTTCAAAACAAGGCACCTTCCGAGACTTCGCCTACAACGGCGACGGCTACAAGGTTCTTACAATCACCGCGTTTCGACGCGCTGGCTCAACCGCGATTCCAACCGACGTGCAAGCACAGTGGCCGGCCGCAACGTTCAATCTCCGGCGTTACGAAATCGACGTGGCCGTGGTGGTGAATCGCACCTCCTCAACGCTTTGCCTCAGCTTTGCCGGCCATGTTCATCACGTTCCTTAATCCATGAAAACGCTCGCCCTATTTGACGCGCAAGACCGCTTCCTGAACTTCCTAGAAGGGGAGATTTCAGACCATGCCCCCATCCCGGTCAGTGACTCTGGGCTTCTCTGTATCATCGAGGTTCCTGCTCCTATCGCCTACGATGCGGCAACCTCGGACATTGTGTTCACCCGAGACGGCTGGCAGGTAATTCCGCGTCTCAATAACCCGGTGCCCGCATCGGTGCCAGCGTGGAGAATCAAAGCTGTTGCTGACATAAATGGCTTGACGCAAAGCATAGAATCTTTTTTGCAAAATTTGCCTCTCGAAATAAAGCCTGCTGCTGTTCGGGCATGGACTGATGGTAATATTGTGGAAAGACATTCTTCAACTACGCTTGCTGTTCAAGCGCATCTCAAACTTAATGATTCTCAGGTTGATGATTGGTTTCGTCAAGCTGCTAACCTAAACGTGTAACATGAAAAATATCCTGCAATCCAAAACCATCTGGGGAGCCCTTGTCTCTCTGGTTGTCGCCATCCTCGCAATCTTTGACATTAAGGTTGCTGCCGACGAGCTTCAGCAAGTAGCTGAAGCTGTTGGCCTCGTCATCGGCTTCGCGCTGACTGTTTACGGTCGCTTGAAAGCTAAGAAAGAGCTCACGATCAAGGTGCCTCCTGCTGCTCCTTTGATCGCTTTTCTTCTTACTGCAAGCTTCATGTTTCCTGGTTGCGCAACCATTCGATCAAATCCTGAAACAACCAAAGCTGTTCTGAAGGCTACGCTTCGAATCGGTCTGCAAGCTGGGCTACATGCCATCACTAAGAACAATCCAGACCTTCAGCCGTATCTAGCAATGCTGTCGAACACAATCGTGTTTAGTGCAGAAACAGACGCATCTCCTGAAGCTGTTGAAGCCAGTGTCAAAAACTTTGTCGACAACAAGATTCCTGATCCGTTTTATCGGCAGCTGGTTCTGACTTCTATCACTGACACACTGGCTATCTACAAGGAGTTTTACCTGAAAAACCCGGAAGCCAAGTTTGACCCAGACAAGAAAGAGATTCTACTGGCTATTGCTCAAGCAATTGACAGTGTCTCTAAGCCCACTGTTCAATCTGAAGACAACAACGCTCTCCGACTGAATTAACATGGACGCGAATCTCATCATGGCAAGCTTTCTTAATCTTCTTAAAAAGCTGCCTCCAACCTTCATCGTTGCAGACAGGACTTACGCTCCAGTCAAAAAGAAGTATCTTCTTGAGAACTTCTACGACTGGTATCGGAAGTTTATGTTTAGTCAAGATGTGATCAAGTGGGATTCGCGTTTCGATTGTGATGACTTCGCTGCGCTGTATCGATCGCTTATCCAACTGGCTCACTTTCAAGCCAAAGGTAACAACGATGAAGGTGTGGCAGTCGGCGAAGTTTTCTTCTGGCAAGAAGGTAATCCGGACAAGGGTCATGCTATCAACTGTGGTATGACTGAAGAAGGCCTGATTTTCTTTGAGCCTCAAACCGGAAAGCAACTGCACCTATCAAATGAAGAACTTGCTTCGATATTCTTTGTTCGCTTTTAGCGTAGCTTTGGCGGTTGCACTGACGGGATGCACCACCAACGGAATCAAACCACCTCCCATCGAATATGCTACTCCGTAACATGCACGGGAAATTAGTCCAGCTTATTATCGATCGTCCAAACGTAGGTCTCGCAACCTCTGGTGGCGTCACAGCAGCAGGCGTCATCAGCCTTGTTGAAGCAGCCACAAAGATAGGAGGTTTCTTGATCGTTCTAGTAGGCTTAATAGCTGCGTGGTATAACCTTAAAGTCCAACGCCACGCAGCTAAGAAACTTGAGGAGCAGGTCAAGACCAAAGAACCTGCATCAATCGAGTAGGCTACGCGGGTCGTCTAAGACCTCATCAGCAAGGCGCTTCTTAGCACGAAGCGCCTTGACTATTTTCTCGTCAACCGTCTTGGGTATCAGTAAGTCAATGTAAGTAACATTCTTGGTTTGACCAATACGGTGATTACGGTCTTCGCTTTGAAGTCGAACGCCGAGGTTGTAATCCTGTGAGTAGTAGATGCTGTATGTTGAGTTGACCAGTGTGATACCCCTGGACCCAGCGGATGAAGTCACGAAAAATCTGCACGCGGAACTGTTCTTGAACTTCTGGATATTCTCAGGACGTTGAGCAGCACTGGTCTCCCCGTAATAGTGAACACAGCAATCTTCGCCATAAGCTTCTTTTAAAGCTTCGCAAATCATTCGAATGTCCTGCTGAAAGTGAGCCCAGATGATTATGTTCTCAGTAGCTGGTATTTCCTCAATCACCTGAAGTAATGTCTTGATGCGGTTGCTGGGTATCAACTGTATCTTTCCGTCGTCATCTGATACGTGGCCACAGTTGATCTGGTGAAGCTTCATCATTGTCGTTAAGACTGAAGTAGAGCTAACCACTGAGCCATTCCCCAGGACCATCAGAGCTTCTTCTTTAAGACGCTCGTAAGCTTCTTCCTGTTCCTTGGTTGCTTCAACAAACCTAGTCATGTATATCTTCTCAGGCAAGTCAAGGCACTCCTGCTTCAGCAACCTGGAACTGAAAGGCTTGATCGTCTCTGTCAACTCGTCCAGATTTCTGTAGCCTACGATCTTTTCGTATGATCTAGTCCCTGCAGTCATGCGCCTTACAATAGCGTAATAGCACTTGAACTGAAGGAAGCTTGGGAATCTCATTACCCTAGGCTTAAGAAATTCACACTGAGCATACAAGTCCAATGGAGACTGGGTGATTGGAGTGCCGTCAGCAATTCTTCGATAACGACACTGATCTCCAAGTTTCTGGATGGACTTGGTTCTTGCTGCAGTTGGATTCTTGATCGACACTGATTCGTCAACAACCAGCATCGTGTGATGATTCTTGATGAAGTTCTCAGCAACCATGTAACCTTTCTCGGTTGCCATTGCTTCGATGTTGATTACCAGAAAGTCCAGTGTGTCGTCCTTAGCGGAGAGCACAGCCTGACATGCAGGAATGTCAGATTTCTTCATGTCGGCATTCCAGTAAGCTACTCGATGCGGTATGTTCTCTGGCACGTGAGTTGGCAATTCTTCACGAACCCAGTTGAGAAACACGCCTTTAGGAGCTAACACAAGAACACCGTCAATCTTCCTGGTCATGAACAACCAAGCAGAAGTGTCAATGATGATCTTAGTTTTGCCTAGTCCCATCTCCCAGAAAAAGGCAAAATACTCCATGTCTCTCGACATCTTGAATTCTCTGGCTTGATGTGCGTAAGGTTTCCGTCGTGGTAGAAACTCTGGAATGGAAGTGTTTACTTTAAGCATAATTTTGAGGGTAGGTCTTGACCCTTACCGTAGGTTGATTTGCTATTTAAACAAGGTTTACAAGTGTAGATTTGCTAGTGTTCTGGTCAGAACTCATAGGCATATTTACTCTCTGCGGAAACAACGTAGAGATTTTTCTTTGCTCGCGTCACGCCGACATACCAGACACGATGTTCGGAATCCATATCTTTCTCAGCTTCGTTGTGAGTTTTCCAAGACATGTCAGTGAACAGAACAACGTTGTCTGCCTCACCGCCCTTGGCTCCATGGATGGTGTTAATTCTGATTCGAGGTTCAGCCATAAGCTTCTCCTTTTTCTTCAAAGCCATGACTACGTAGTCTTGTTCTTGTTGGGTTAGCTTATCAAGAGCAACACGCCAGAGAGCGTCTGTCTGTAGTCCGTAGTTCTCCATCAAGTCGCTGAGACAAAGTCCCTGTTCATCGGGAACTTCATCCAATTTCTTCTTGCATCCCCACTTTACTCTGGTGCGGACTGACATAAAGGTATAGACTACTTTGACATGCTCTGCTCGCACGAAGTTCCCGCGTCTTAGTGTCTCCCACGTTTTGATTGCCAGAAGAGCTTCCTCCCGAATGGGCGACTGGACGCGTGAGGCGAAGAGGTGTCCGCGTTCGATGCAATGCAGAACATATCTTTCGAGGATGAATACATTTCGGGCGAGCAGGAGCCAGGTTCCTTCTGACATGTCAATCTGGTCAATGTCCTGGACAAAATGCACTCCTCCCTCTTCATCAGTTCGAGGGTGATACTCCTTGGTTCTGCGGTTACGTATCTTACTGGAAATTTTATTTGCAACAGCGTGAACTTTAGAAGGAATGCGGTAACTCTGGTTGAGCACTTCTGTCCTGTGATCGAGAGACAGAAACTGATCAACTTGAGCGCCAGCCCAATTATAGATTGCCTGATCGTCGTCACCCGCAACATAGACTTCATCGGAATTTACAGCAAGTTTCTCAACCATCTTCCACTGGATCATTGACAAGTCTTGAGCCTCGTCAACAATCAATTTCTTGAAAGGCTTTACTTCACATCGTTCAATGAACCTGTAAAGCATGTCAGTGAAGTCCAGCTTCATGCGAACCTGCTTATACTGAGACAACACCTGATGTAGATACTCAAGTTCACCAAACGAGACATCGTCGTCATGATACTTCCTGTAAGCTTCTTCTAAGCCTAAGCAGGTTATGCGGGAAAGATTTTCCAGAAACAGGATTCGATCACCTTTGGTGGACATCGCTCCAAAGGTTCCATCTTCATGAACCTTGTGGTTGCTAAACTCATAACCAGTAGTCTTGGAGATGTTCATGTAGTCTCCATAGGCCATGACTTCGTTCTTCTCCATTCGGAGTTCCCTGAAAGCAAACGAATGCAATGTGCGGAAATACTTAAATCCATCAGGAGGGAGACCAAACTTCTGGATAGCTCGGTCCTTAGCCTCGTCCGCAGCCTTCTTTGTAAAGGATACGTAAGCAATATCCTCTGGTTTAATGCCAGCTTGCAAAGACTCGTTTACAAGAGATAGAAGCTTGGTAGTCTTACCGGTTCCGGGAGGACCGAAGATTGTTGTGGTCTTGTGTTTCATGTTAATACGGGATGTCTCCGACTTGCTGCTCTGGAACAGTGAATCGGAATTGGTCTGGGTTGAAATACTTAATCTTCATGACGCTACGGAACGTGCCCTTCTTGATGTTCAAGCCTTGGTGAAGCACACCATACTCACGAAGAATAGAGGTGATTTGATTGGATTTGAAGTAATTGAATCGTTTACGATCGAGGTATTGAAGAAAGTCTTGTAGTCTGAAATGATGGAAGCCGTTGTAGTTGTAAATCTGCCCGCGTAGAAGACACTCAGGGTTTTCATCTCCAGGACGGTTGACGCAGAAGTCTTCGAGATGCTGCATCAGTTGGCCAGAAGGAGTGTTGTCTTTAGGAATCTCAACAACGTTGAGGTCTGTCATCAGGTTCATCAACAAGCCTTGCCATTGCTTGTTCTCGATCATAGGAGGTATCAGGTTTAAAGCCTCCATGCAGCGTCTTTGAAAGTGTCTGGGAGACTGAAGTTCTTCAGTCGTCAGTTCCACTCGGCCACCGTCATCGACATCAATGAACCACACTGGAGGTTCTGTGCATATCTTAGTCAAAGCACTAAGGGTTGGAAACCCACTGGACTCTCCTACGCCATACTTCCTAGTTCTGCAAAGTTTAGCGTTGCAGTGATCGCAGATTGGCTGCTTCCTGCAGGTGTAGTTGTAGTCTTTCTTATCCAGCGACCCTATGAGGGTAAGAACTTCCTTGGATGGAAGAGGCTTGGCCAGCTTGTTGTTGTATTCTTCGACCTTCTGTTTCCACTCATCAGGAAACTTCTTCTTGAAGTAGGTCGCAAAGTTGACCATACCCTGATTCCTGAAGCCTTCTTTGAGACCAAGGCTATCGATGTGTTGTAAACAGGGAGGACCGTCAGCAAACTCCTGAGACAACGGAATGTCAAAGTTCTCCAGGTCATCCTCACTGATTTGATTCTTGTGAGCAAGTCGAATGAAGTCTACTAGAGTAAGCCTATCCTGCTCCTGAGTGATACAGAATCTTTCTGTCGCATCAGAGTTGAAGTATGGCATGTTGATCCACTGACCAACATCGCCTCTTTCCTTAAGAACTTCGACCTGTTTGGGAAATATTTCCGCTGTTCCTGAGCCAAGCACAACCGCCATCTCTCTAAGTTTGCGCTGCATCAGAGAGGCTCGAACAAAATTCTGAGTGAAGCAATACAAGTGTGCTCCACCTGATTTGCTCCTAATCATGATAAGCGGAAGTTTGAACTTCTTTATTTTCTTGAGAAGAGCCTGATGGTCCAGTTTGTAGTCGTCGATGTCTATGGCTCCAAACCTGCACAAACTCTCAGGATTAATGGGTATTATTCCCAGCTGAGACTTGCCGTTTAGATGCTCTGTCCAACGATCTACTGTCACTGGCTCCTTAACAGTCTTCCCTCCTCCTTTAACCTTGCCATCCTCACGGATGTCTCCGCTAAAGACAAATTTACCATGATACTCGTTGTTCCCCTCGAACAACTTCATTATGGTAGGAGCGTATTCGTTCATGAGTCCTGTTATTAAATAGTTGAAATTGGAGCCGTCTATCTTCCGGCTGTCACACCACTCAGCAGGTGACGCTACTCTGCCTAACCGATCTTACTCCTCTTGCTCAGAGTGAGCAGGAAGAGCCAGGCTCTTGGCCATATCATTCGCCACCTTGCGAGCGTTCTGAACCATCTCAAGGTGCTGAGGAATGTTCGGGTTGAGCATCAGGCTCACCTCGAAGTTCCAGCCATACCAGGAACCCTCGTTGTTCTTCTCAATGTCGGTCATGACATTGTAGCTGTGGGAGAACATCGGAGGAGTGACGCCGTTGATCTTGATGCTCTGCATCATGTTCAGCCAGCGACGACCGTTCTTGAGTTGGGTTGAGGTCATACCAATGATAACCTTTTCCCAGGCACCCTCGATCTGAGCAAAGCCATAGAAGTAATGAGTCGTGATGATTTCATTGCCTTCTCCAGAACCACTTACCAGGATGTCTTTGTTCTTCTCGTTGCGCTCAGTGCGCAGGAGAATGTTCGGATCACGATGCATCTTGACAAAGCCACCGCCCGAATCACGAGTCTTGAATTCAGGGTAGAGCTTCTCTGCATAGCAGGGAATGAACTTCAGGGGCTTGGTCTTGTCTCCCGAATAAACGATCTTGCGGGACAGGCTGTTGATGATCATACCAGGCTTGACTCCCTCGATGCGCTTCTTGGGATGGTCTTTGTGGGTCTCGTCGAATTCAGGAGAACCCTTCTGGATGATCTGGAGAAACGGAATCCCCAAATCTTCAGCCTTGGTTCCCTCGAATCCGGTCGAGGCTTCCTTCGACCAATCATAAGGCGCAACCTCAGAAGAGGGAGCGACGTTCTTGTTGTCTTCCTTACCAGTGCTCTTAGCCATATGCGTGTTGTATTGTTGTTTTGTTGCGTTGTTGATTACTTGACTTTCGTTTGGTTAACAACGTGAACCCCAAACAAATCCATTGGAAGGGGCTTACCCGCTTCCAGACGCTGCTTGACGAACGACTTCAGGGTCATGTGATGTATCGTTTCTTTAGCGTCGAAAATGATGCGACTCTGCTTCATGAACGTCATGAGTTTAACAGAATCTTCTAGCTCCTTGCGGCCTTTGCCGAAATCGGCAACGATCTTGGTCTTGATCATTGCGTCCTCCTCTTGCTCCTGAAGCCACTTCTTAGCGGCTTCCCAGCGTTCAGCAGAAATGGAAGCTGAATAATCCTTGGAAACTTTGACTGTTTTAATGCCCAACGACTCGTCGTCAAGTCTTATTTCGGTCAAACCCATATCCAAGAACAAGTCTGGGATGATGGTCTGATTAATCTCTTGGTGCTTCTTCTGAAGTTCAGCCAAGCGTTGTTCCGTCTGTTCGATCTCTCGCTCCACTGCAAGCATGTGCCTGCATTGAGCGGCTAGGTATTTTAATTTATCACTGCTCATGTCGGTCTTGATTTAGGTTAGCGTCAACAGCGTTCATGCTGATGACTTTTCCTGGGTGTTCACGTATGTCTATCAGTTTATTGGGATACGGGAAATAGTATATACGAACTGATGAAGTCTCAGCTTCGTGGCGAGCCAGTAGGATTACGCGTCCGCCGTGTCGGTGTTCACGATGAGCGAACACATATTGCTCTGGTCTCACTTTGATGAAATGGTTTCCCTCAATTACCTTGAGTTCTAACCAATAGGAATGATTGTTGTAGGTGTAGTGAACATCTGGGGTTCCGCGGCCAATAGCGTTCTCAACCCTGACCGCGTTCCCCTGAAGCTTGGTCTTGAGCAAATTCCAGAACTTTGATTCCGGTCCTGTCATTTCCAAGTTCCTCCTAGCTCCATCTCTGCAAGCATGGGAGTCGAAATGTCAACACAAGACTCCATGCACAACCGAATCTGCTCTGCTACGTGCTCATCTGGAACAGAGTAGTTGAGTTCGTCATGCACCTGCATGTGCGGCACTAGACCCAATTCCTTCCAGACCTTCAGCATAGCCGCTTTAGTCATGTCAGCAGCAGACCCTTGAATCAAGGCGTTAAGAGCCTTGTAAGCGTAGGCTCTCTTTAGAGGTAGCCCAGGGTATTTTTTCTTGGCAACCTCATAAACGTAAGGAGTAGTGTCCTTACCCTGTTGACGCATCATGTAGGAGTCAGCAGGCTCATAGAGATTGAAATGACGGTGACGACCCAGTAGAGTCTTGATGTAGCCTCTGTTCTGAGCAGTCTTCATCACTGCATCTGACAGTTCCTTGATGTAAGGATTAGCTGTGTCGAAGGTGTGTGCAATGCGCTTGGCTTCCTCAATGTCGACGCCTAGGTCATTGGCAATCTTAGCGATACCTTCACCATAGCACCGACCCAGGGTCAGGTCTTTAGCAGGCTTACGCTTCAGCTTGGCTTCATCAGCTACCAACTGGTAGTAGTCAGCCTTGCGATTCACGAGCCACGCTTCACGAGCCTTGTCCGCACCGCGGTAGCCAGACTTGAAGGCGTAGTGAACCATGATGCGAGGCTCCTGCTGAGAGTAGTCATACTTGCCCCAGCGCATACCTTTATCGGGAATGAAAAAGCCTCGAATAATCGGAGCCATGTCAGGGTCACGAGAAGGAACTTGCTGAAGGTTAGGACGAGTGCAGGAAAACCGAGAGCTACGAGCGCCTTCGCGTTCACCGTCTTCATCGTCCCTGGGCATCTGGTTGAAGGTAGCGTGAATGCGACCGTTAACTGAATATTCCAAGATGAGCTTGTCACAGAAGTCAGACTTGAGCTTACGCATACGCCTGATCTTTGCAACTTTGAGAGCAGTGGGATGCTTACAGTGCTTGAAGAACAGTTTGTCGTAAGAATTGCGTCCTGTTTTGGTGGTCCCTACTTCGAGGTTTTGATTCTCAAAGATGCGGTCTAGATGTTCGCCGGAGTTAACATTGACCCAGAAGCCAAACTCCCTGAACATCTCATACTCCAGACGCTTGATGTCTTCATCCCACATCTTACTGCATTTCTCAGCCTTCTCCACATCGACACGGACGCCAAGAAATCTCATCTCCAGGACCAGCTTGCTCAACTCTGTCTCCATCTCGAAGATGTTCCAGAGACCTTGAGCCTTCAGCAAAGACTTCTGCTTTTCTAGAACAAGGATGGAGTTCTCAGGGTCAATCTCAGCGTAGGGACCAACATACTTAGGAGGGAGTTTCCATAGGTCTATCTTCGAGTCACAGCCATAAGTCTTGGCTGCGAGTTCGAGTAGTTCTTCGTTCTTACCCTTGCCCAAGTATTTGCGACTCAGCGTTTCGAGACCAAAGCTGTCAGCCTCTTCATCGAGAAGAGCTTCCGCAATCTGGGTATCCTGCCACGCTCCCCCAAGCCTGATACCGAGTGCACGTAGCCACTCTGCATCATAGAGGATATTTGACCCAACCTTATCTTCTGAGGATTCCAGTTGACTTTTTGCGTAGTCAAGAACTGTTTGACGATCAAGATTCCCTCCGCCTTGGTGAGCAATAGGATAGTAGGCTTTCCAGCCTCGATCGATAATTTCAACGCTTCCAGTTGAAACCTTGCCGGAGGGTGGGACACATAATGCAATGCCCACTGGATAGCCGTCTTTTCGGAATGTTCCAGGTCCATGTGTTCTTAGTTTAGGGTCTCTGGTTTCCAAGTCGACTCCAATGGACTTGCTCCCACGCAAGTCGGGAAACGAGGTGGGAGCAGTCCAACTGGATTCAGGCTCAAAGAGAACCAAATTCAGACCATCTTGAGGGTTACTGAACTTTTTCTTCGCCATTTGAAGGAACGAGGTCGTCGATTACAAGTTTGAATACGTCGATGCCATAGAAGCGAGCGACGGCGAAGGCAGGCTTATCTTTTTCGTAAGCCTCGCCATATACCACTCTCTTAACCCCATGGACCGCAAGATTTTTCATGCAGTCAACACAGGGGAAGAGACTGGTATATACCTCATTGATCTGGCCCTTAGTCACCAATGAGCACATCATGGATTCAGCATGAACCATGAATGGGCGTCGGACGTCTCGATTGTTCATGAACTCATCGAGGTCTTTGTAGCCCATCTTTTCAGGCTTGGCGTCAAGGATAGAGTTGTAGCCGAAAGCA